GCAAAGACGGAACGAAAATGGGAGTAGGTATGCCTGAATATCTCTTACTATTTAGAAAGCCAGCTACTGACAAAACAAATGCTTATGCTGACGAACCTGTAATAAAGGATAAAAAAGAGTATACACGTGCAAAATGGCAGATAGATGCTCATGGCTTTGCTCGATCCTCTGGGAATCGTTGTTTATTTCCTGAAGAATTGGCCAAGTTAGCACACGATGTTATTTTTCAGGAGTACAAACGCTTTTCATTGGAAAATGTATACAATCACGATTTTAATGTGAAGATAGCTGAAACTCTTGACATACACGGCAAATTACCTACTTCTTTTATGCTCTTACAGCCGCAAAGCTGGAGTGAGGAAGTTTGGACGGATGTTACTCGTATGCTTACCCTCAATGGCTCACAATGGAGTAAGGGAAAAGAGATGCACCTTTGCCCAATGCAGTTTGACATTGCCGACCGCGTAATAGAGCAGATGAGCAATAAGGGAGATGTAGTATTAGACCCCTTTGGAGGGCTAATGACAGTGCCTTATCGTGCGATCCTAAAGGGGCGTTATGGAGTTGGTTTTGAACTCAATCCTCAATACTTTTTAGATGGTGCAATTTATTGCGAATCCGCTAAACAGAAAGTAAGTACACCTACCCTATTCGACTTCATAGAGATAATGGAGAAAGAGCAACAAGAAAAGGAATCGCAAAAAATATCATAGATACTCATTCATTTTTACTTGTCTTAGCCCTCGCTTGTACTTGGCGTGTAATGTTAAGGAGAGGGCTTAGGGCAAGGTAAAAATACAAAAACTAAAAAACCATGACAACAAAAAATTTAACATTCAAAGAGAGTTGGTTCGAAGCAATGCAACACCTTCCTCAAACAGAACAGAAAAAAGTAACCATGGCTATATTGCATTATGTATTTGCCGATGAGGACTGGGAAAAAGTCCTAAAACCACAATCAAGGGCAGTATTCCTGCTAATCAAAGCAGACTACCACATGCAAGAAAAGATTTCTTAAAAAATCAATTATCACGTTCATTTAAATAATAACCAATGGAAAGAGAAAGTTTTGTCTTTTACAGGAGTTTTTATGAAGGGATAAAGGAACTGCCGAGAGATATTCAGGGAGAAGTGCTTACAGCCATAATGGAGTATGGCTTAAACGGAGTAACAACTGAAAATCAGAAGCAGATAACAAAAGCGATGTTTGCCCTTATAAAACCTCAATTAGACGCTAATAATCAAAGGTTTGAGAATGGAAAAAAAGGAGGTCGTCCAAAAGCTAACTGTAACCAAACAGAAACCGAAACAAAACCGAAACAAAACCGAAACAAAACCAAACACGAACCTAATGTAAATGTAAATGTAAATGTAAATGATAATGATATTTCTTTTTTAGAAAAAAAGAAACAAAAAAGCGACGCTGCGGTTTCTGATTTGGTGGAAAACGAAAATTCAGAATCTCCCTTAGAGACCCTTCAAACTCCAAAAGAACAAAGCGGCGGCGGGCGAAAGCGGTTCACCATACCAACCCCTGAAGAAGTGCAGGCTTATTGCGATGAGCGAAAGAATGACATTTCAGGGCAACAATTCTGCGACTTTTACAGCTCTAAAGGATGGAAAGTAGGTAGTCAGCCAATGAAAGATTGGAAAGCAGCTGTGCGTACATGGGAGATGCGAAGAAAAGACACCACACCCTCTATAACGCAACCACAGCCGCAAATTTCAACGCCAAAACGTATCCGCTTTGACGAATACGGAAACGAAGTTGTTTATTAAAAAAATAGGCTTAAAAATGCAAAACAGAAAAATACCAAATGACCCTGAATTGGAGGCTATCGTACTTGGAGGCATGCTCATAGAGCAACGAGGAGTTTCTGAGGTAGTTGAGGTGGTGAAGGATACGAATGTGTTTTACACCCCTAAAAACGCCCTTGTTTATGAGGCTATTCTCTCCTTGTACAAGTCCTCGCAAGGGGTGGACATGATGACCGTAAATACAGAGCTTCAGAGAATAGGCAAGCTCAAAGAAGCGGGAGGAAGTTCGTATCTCGTGGGATTAACAGAGCGAGTATCTTCTTCTGCGCATATACAGAACCACGCCATGATACTCATGCAGCTATATGTGAAGCGTAAGAGTATCGAGGTAGGTTATAACCTTGCTGAGCAATCATACGAAGAGGATACGGATATATTCGAGTTACTTGACGGCTCTTACAAAGAGCTTGACAAGATTTCCGATTGGCTATCTATCAAACAACCAAAGGAGATAGGTGATTATCTTACCGAGGTACTCAAGACCAAAGCAGATAGAGCGGGAATACCTACCGCAGTGAGGGATATTAACCTCAAGCTCAATGGCTACCAACCAAGCGACCTTGTAATCATAGCAGGAAGACCTGCCATGGGAAAGACAGCATACGCTCTGAATGACGCTCTCCATCAGGCACGATTAGGCTACCCCGTAGGTATATTCTCCCTCGAAATGAGCGCACGACAACTTACAGCAAGGCTCTTCGCAAACTATGCGGGGATAGATAGCAATAAGTTATCTATTGGTACACTCTCACAGAGTGAGATGGATGTAGCCGTAAGTCTCCGCCCTTCTTTCGGAAAGTTGCCGCTGTATATTGATGACGAACCTTTTCTCACGCTTTTATCCCTAAAAATCAAAGCGAAAAAGTGGGTACGCGAAAAAGGGGTAAAGATAATTTACATAGACTATCTCCAGCTCATCAGTAACTCCCAAAGAGGACGCACGAGAGACCAAGAGATAAGCGAAATTTCTCGCACTCTTAAAGGGTTGGCTAAGGAGTTAGATATACCTATCATTGCTCTATCACAACTATCCCGCGGAGTAGAGACACGAGGGGATAAACGCCCCATGCTTTCAGACCTACGAGAATCTGGAGCTATAGAGCAAGATGCTGACAATGTATTATTCCTCTATCGACCTGAATACTACGGAATACCAACATGGGAGGATAATACCCCAACAGCTAATGAGGTTGAGGTTATTATTGCTAAATTCCGTAATGGAACAACTGGAGGGATAATAGCAGGCTGTCAGCTACAATACATGCGCTTTTTTGAACGAGGAGGAAGCGTAAGTATGAATATTCAACAAGAAAATAATTTACCAAAAATTGACCCTAAAAACAACAGTCCATTTTAAGATGAAAAGTACAAAATTTTTAACAGAACTAAGAGCGAGGGGCTTACAAATCACAGAGAAGGAAGCACAATACCTCATGGAAATAGCTGTATCTAATTACCGAGAAAATCAAGTAAAACCAATTCTTAAGCGGGAAAAGATGGCTCATTACCTAATCCTTGCATTAGCATTCTCGGATGCTACTAACGAGCTGTTACACATGATTGACGAGAGCAATCTAAAGTATAAGTTCAAAAGCAATTTCAAGAATGTGAAGAAGCACACAAGAGATATTGTAGAAGAGTTTTACAGAGTGAATAAAGCCGATACTCAACTCCTTGAAGCATTCAAGTCTTATGCTGATGATATATCGGAGATTGTATATCTTCACTTGGATACTATTAACTCAAACAATCCTTAATAGAATTATGAAAATCATTGACCTATTCAGCGGGATTGGGGGCTTTGCTCTAGGCTTCCAGCGGGCAGGTTACCAATTCTCAGAGCATTATTTTTCAGAAATAGACAAGCACGCCATCGCAAACTATAAATACAATTTTCCTCATGCCAAATACATCGGAGACATTACCACTCTTCACGGAGGAGACTTTACAGACATTGACATTATCACTTTCGGTTCGCCATGTCAAAATTTCTCAACTGCTGGAAGAAGAGAGGGGCTTAAAGGAGCCAAAAGTAGCCTTATCCAGCACGCAATTGCCCTCATTACTGACATCAGACCAAGTGTTTTTATCTGGGAAAATGTTAAGGGAGCATTCTCCTCAAATGCTGGCACAGACTTTTGGGCAATTCTCCAAGCCTTTACCCACATTAGGGGCTATCGACTTGAATGGCAATTGCTTAATACAAAGTGGGTATTACCCCAAAATAGAGAGCGGATATACCTTATCGGACATCTTGCAGGACGAAGTACCCCCAGAGTATTCCCTATCGGAGAAATTACAAAAGATAGTTCTAAAAAGACAAGGAATATATACGACTATTCACGAACAATATTAAGAGGTTATAAAAACAGCACTTCTACAGGTAGCTTTATAAAAACTAAAGATAATAAAATAAGATACTTAACAGAGATAGAATGCGAACGCCTGCAAGGTTTTCCCGACAACTGGACACAATATGGCGACTATAACGGCACAATAAAACCTATTGCTAAGACACAACGATACAAGCTCATAGGCAACGCCGTAACCGTGGATATAGTAGAATTAATAGCAAAACGATTAAAAAACATACAAAAATGAATAAAACAATTCAAGAACTCGTCCCACTTATCCAAGAGTGGGCAAAAGAAAGGGGGATATTTAAGAAAAGCACCCCATTTGACCAACTTCTTAAGACACACGAGGAGGTTGGTGAGCTTATTAAGTCGTGTTATGACAATGACAAATCTGCTATCCAAGATGCGATAGGTGATACTATGATTTGCCTTATTAACTATTGCGAATTTATAGTAGAAGATGTATTATTGTATATAGAGACTGCAACTGAAATACTCCCTTGTAAAAAGGTGGATAAAGTGTTACTTGCTGTTGGTGTTAATTCTCATTTAAGTCTTATATTGAGTAAATTTGCATATAAAAGGAATGGAGTTAGTATACCTGATTTCGATGATATGTTAGAGTTATTTAATAGCCTTCATAATATAGCTCTCTTAGAAAGCACCACCCTTGAGGAGTGCCTAAATATCGCTTACAACGAAATCAAAAACAGAAAAGGAAAAATGATTAATGGTAAATTTGTGAAAGATGAAAAATAACAACTACCCTAATTGGCTCGTCTCATTGGAGATAGCCCAAGAACTTAAAGCAATAGGATTTGATACCCCTTGTTCTTTCTATTATGATGAAAAATTGCTTAAAATATCACCATGGCATGATGAAGAATTCGTTGTTACAAATTGGAATGATAAACTTTTTCGTTATTGTGTATCTATCCCCACTTGGGAACAAGTGTTTGAATGGTTTAGAGAAAAAGGCTACCATGGTGTTATAGCCGTAAAAGATGAAGGCGGAAAGAATGAGTACTCCTATGGCATTGACTACCTCAATGAGTTGAGTAGTGACTTTGAGCAGGACAGCCACCTAACCTATGAAGAAGCTCGTGAAGCCCTTGTAAAAGCCCTAATACAAACCTATAAAAGCGAACAACTATGAATAAAAAACTCATTGTACTATCAGGAAAGAAACGAGTAGGTAAGGATACCGTGGCAAACCTATTCAATGATTACACCCAACGTAAATACGAACTAAGAGCCTTTGCCGAGCCCGTTAAAGAGATAGTGTCCCAAGTGACAGGACAGACATCTTACACATTAGACCTTTTCAAAGAAAGCCGATTAGTGGATGTCAATGGCATACAGAGCGACCTAACCATAAGGGAGCTGTACCGAAAAACAGCTGACTTTTACAAGGAACTCCTCGGAGAGGATATATTTGCTAAGCTGATGCTAAGGCGTTTGACTTATGAGAATTACGAATTTCCAAGGGTGATTATCACAGACATGCGCTTCAAAGTGGAATACGAACAAATGAAACTACTTGACCCTGTCTTTATCCGTGTGAAAAGCAACATGGGCAATATGGATACTCACCCTTCTGAAACAGACCTTGACGATGTGCCTGATAGTGATTTTCACTTTGTGATTGACAATACATGCACACGTACCCAACTCAAGGAACAAGTACAAACCATCGTCAAAAAGTTAAAAATATGAAAGTATATATCTCAGGAAAGATTAGCGGCACAGACCTAACTCACACACGCAAGCGATTTAGTGATGTAGCAGACAAGCTCCAATCATTAGGTCACGAGGTTGTCAATCCTCTTTGTAATGGATTATCTGAAACAGACCCTTGGGAGGCACATATTGCAAAGGATATTGCTAACCTATTGCAATGTGAGGGTATATACATGCTACAAGGATGGGAGGAAAGTCAAGGAGCAAGGATAGAACATGCTATGGCAAAAGATGCCAAATTAATAGTATTTTACGAGTAAAAAAGTAATGATTTAGGGTTACAAGGAGCTTATTTCTGTATCCTCGTAGCCCTTTATTTACTTGGCTTTAAAATCACAATTTAACAAAATGAGTTATATTTATTGTTGGTTTTATTGTCGTTTTTACATACGCAAAAACGTATGTAAATGTTACTCATTTTCAAATAATTATATAAAAAATTTGTAGGAATAGTTTAAATATTTTTGTACCTTTGCGCTTTGTAAGGATTTAACAATCTAATATTATATTTCAGGTTATGAAGACAAACCAAAACATGATTCGTAAAATGGGTAACTTTGATGTTATCCAGCGTACTAAGGATGGATTTTTCAA